TGACGTTTATGGTCGGGGTTTCTGTTTCGGAATCAATAGGGATAAATCGCTCTATCCATACCTTTGTAACCATCGGAGAATATACACTTAACTGTATCTGATTTGCAAACTCAGTCCCTAAAATCAAAGCAATCCTGTCCCTGATTTTCTCGGGGTTCCTTTCAGGTATGAGTGATGTTATTAAGGCTGCCATTAGATTGCGTATATTGGTAAACTTGCATTGAATTCTACTTCGTCGCCTACTTTAAAGCCCTGCCCGCTACCGCTGTGATTAAATGTGCCGTTGCTATATGGTTCGTTTTGGTACGGGTTTTCATTTAACATGAACGGGGTAAGTACGGTTATGCCAGTAACGCTTATTAGGTACGGAATAGTAATAGTAAAATCTTCATTAACCGAGTATTCGAGCGGTATCACATCGCCATTATCAAGTGTCTGCGTCTGCTCGGGATCGGGTGTTTCTACAATATTTGCACGTATTCTACAGGCTTTCCATGTAACAATGCGCTTCGGTTCGGAGCCTGTGGTATAGTCGCCTAGGATGCAGACAATATTCCCAAATGTCCGGCTTGGCATTATCCGATCTATGACATAGGTATAGGCAATATTTGAGCTGTCCGTCCATGTTACCCTGTGATCTTTGAGAGCTATTGTTGTATCGTCATTTCTTACGGGGTAGTCAGCATCATTTAGCGCCTCCTCACTAACATTTACCCTTGCTGTTTTGCCTATAGCCGTTGCGCCGTAGCCATCAATGGCTGTGCTGTGCTTTATCGGTATGGCATTAATGGTCTTGGTAATAGTTCCGCCGGGAGTAGTAAACAGCACAGGGATTGCGAACCCAGCCCCATCGGTCAGGATTCTTTTTGTGTCCCTTTGCGCCAGTCCCATTGCTCCCATACATAGCTATTTTTTGGCGCCCTTCTTAATTGCCGCGATGTCTGTCGGCTGAGTGTCGCCCAATCCATCCGCTGGGATAATATCAGCAGGGGGCATGTATTCCTCGATAAACCCTTTATTCAGAGCCTCGGCTAACTGGTCTCCCAAAAAGTAATTCTCATTCAGGATTGTGCCGAATGTGTTTATTTCTCTTTGCGGCGGGCACGGAAACGCGCCCGCAATCACTTTATACTGTTTCATCTGTCTTTGTTTTAGAAGGTTTTGGCTCCTTGTATTCTTCAATGAATTTTGCGGAAAGTAAATCCGGCAAGTGTTCCGGTTTTATTTTGTCTTCAGCAATCTTATCGCCGCATTTAAATGGGAGGCCGGAATGAAGATGCAACGAGGCGCACAATACGATGTATGTTTTCATTATTGCTTATTTTAAAATAGGCTTGCCGCAGTTATACAGCAAGCCTATTTGTATTTTAAATTGGTTCCGCTTTATGCTACCGGAGTGAGTGTATAGATGCGGTCAACCTTTATCGGAACAGGGAGCGGAGCGCTTTCGATATGGAAGTCATGACTTTTGCTCTTTACGTCGATGTAATCCCACAGGAAGTACTCGCCAGCGGTGAGCGATAGCGTACTCGCTCCCGGCGTCGAAAGCTGCGGAGTAGCACCGTAAAGCGTATTGCCTATTTCGTTTCCGCCGATCATCACAACCGATTTCGGGTTCTTGTAGGCTATCATTGAAGATCCGCCGGTTGGGTCGTCGTAGAAGTCATTGTAGGTAAAAACATGGATTTTGTAGCTATCTACATCAATGAAACCCTGATAGATTTCGCCTGTTTTGCCCTGCATTGATGGTGGCAGCATGTCGCGCATGTTGTTGAACTGCTTCAGCCTGTCAGTAGCTACGGTGTTACTGCGGAACGCAGTCCAAGCAGCTGCCCCCCATATCGTGTATATGTCGTAGCTGTTTGACTTTCCTACTTGGCGCAGGAAGTCGCCGCCGGCTTTCAGGTCCGCGTAAGGGTCAACGCCCGAATCTGTCCAGTAGTTGCCCGATGTCTTAGTAACCATGGATGCAGCCTGACGTTTGAAGTCTACTATTGAGCCATCCTGCAGCGACGTACATGTGCCGGTTTCAAAGATGTTGGCGCAGTGCAATTCGATTGCCCTCTCGATCATATCTTTACCCATCTTCTGCTGCGCTGCGATCCCGTTAACCATTTGCGCGCCCTCATTCAGATTAAATGAAGTTGAACCCATGGCGCGGAAGTAGCACTGCAATTGAGTTGCGTCGAATTTCAGGTTGTAGTAGAACGTATCCCATGCCTTTTGGTCGAACTTCGTGGCCTGAATGCGTGTGCCCTGATGCCCGCGGATAACGTCAACCGCTACCTTTTCAGTGCCCCTCATTATCTCAACAATAGGGTATCTCTCAGGGCAAATGAGAGATGGGAAGAACGAGCGCATAAAGTTGTTTACTTTAATGTCACCCGGCTCGTAAAACTTCGCCCTGATCTGCGAGGTATATAACGGGGAGGCTTGGCCTATTGGGATTGTGCTTGCCATGATTGCTTATTTAAAGTTGTTATTTAAGGGGTTGAGTAAATTACTGGTTAGGGTCTGTTATCGTAAGCTCCGTAGTCGGCACGAGCTTTATGTCGGTGTTCCTTACGATAAGGTCGCCTATCGTACCGCCCCCGGTAGACACCGTGCGCACTACTGTTGCTAACCCTTCAGAGCCGCCAAATATGATCTTGCTTTGGTTTATCTCGCCGGATATGCAATAGCATACAGTTGCGCTCGCCCCATCCAATACAACGTATTGGGCTGCGGCAACCCCTACGGGCATTTCGCTGCCATCTACGGCTGTTGAAATCTGCGGCAGTACTTTGTCGCTTGCCAGTACGGTGCCCAAGAGCCTGCCCGGATTGATGGTCACGGTGCTGCCGGTGCTGTTCGTGTACGTCTTGTACTTGTAGAAATTCCCGTTAAGGAATATCTGCGATATGTCGTAATTGGTTGTTAGCTGCTGCTGTGGCATGGCCTGTATTTTTATTTATGCTTGAAAATGTTGTTAATTATTTGACAGTGCCACACATTTTGGCGAAAGCCTCCATGTTTGCGGCCAACTCCGTTTCCTCTTCGGTTGGAGCCTTTGCGCTTGCCGCAGGGGTTACATCGGGCGCATTCTCTGATTCGGCCTTTGCTTTAGCGAGCTTATTTACGGCCTTTACGCTCATTTCGCTGATAACCTTTTGGGTCACCAATGCGCCGCTGTCGATGCCCTTTGCTGCCGCTTCGGGGTCGGTATCCATCCATGCCATCCATGAGCCGGTGCGCTCTTTTTCTGCTGCTGCGCCCTCTGCTACTATTGAAGCGTATGCTTCGGGGTTCTGTGTTTTAAACTCTGATGCTGTGATCATTTTTTTTGTATTAGAAGGTTGAACTGTCGGGGTTACTGATACATCGTAAAAGGCGGCCATTCCGGCTGATCCGCACAATGCATTTATTTCAATTTTCTTAGCCGCATTTAGTGGAATCACCTTTTGAACCAATCCTATTTGCCGCGCCTCTTCTGCTGTAAATCGAATATCTATCCGGCTATCAAGGGAAAACATATCGTCCAATGTTTTGCCAGATATAGCCCTGAATTTTCCTAAATCCAGTTTGCTTTCCATGCCGGCGCGCAGTGCTGTGTTATTCTTTGTTAGTACAGCTTTCAGGTCGTCAGTGAATATTGTCGGGTCTTTCTCTATCCAATCGGCAAACGCGGAACGATGGAATAAGAACTGTGAAGAATCAAGGCACTCTACCTCATCAGCAAAACAGCACATGAACGCACCGAACGACATAGCTTGCCCGTCTACTTTTATTTTCTTGCCTTTCGGGTGTTCGTTGTATTTGGCAATGATGCCCATTCCGGTAAGGGTTTCGCCGCCCGGAGTATTCAACCTTACGCACACGTCGCCGTCCTTCGCCTGCTCCATCTGATTGATGAACTCAGACACAGAGAACGGGTAAACGCCTGAATAAAATAGAATCTCTTTCGCCATTACTTTAAATTGCTTGTTGCTTTATTCAGCAAGTACCACTCTTTGATGCTTGCCGTATCAACTGTAATAGAATTTTTTAGCCTGTAATAAGGTGCGTAATTGGCCGAAAATTCAAACATGGTCGTTGTTGCCACGGTTGCTGAAGTAGGTGTAAGTGTAGCCACGGTAACGCCCGGTATTGATGCCCAATTCACGCCATCAAATGAAGCCTGCGGAGTGATCGCCACTACTGCATTTGTGGTCGTAGTTGTTATTTGCGCTTTCAAAACGCTGGCAATAAATGAGATTGTCCCGCTACCGATTACTTGGCTCTTTACGGGCAGCGCGGTTGTTGTGCTGTACATTGCCGAAGTGAGGTACAGCGTGCCGGGGCCTGAAGTGTCGTTTGATGCACTCGCATATGTGTTGCTGAGGTTCAAAAGCTGCGCCCCGTCAACGTATGGGGACAATGATAGCTTTTGCGCAAACCCAATCGAGGGCATAATAATGGCAAGAAATACAAAAAGTTTTTTCATGTTTATTTCTATTGTGGTTAAAAGTAGAATGAGCGAAAAAAGATTTAAATATTTAGTTCTAAATAGAACTACTAATCTTTGTTTTTCGGTACTTTTGTACGCCTAACAATATTGGCTTGGCGTAACAAACAAAATATATTAGCTATGTCTAATTTGAAAAAGCAAAACAGGCTCCAGTTTACGCTAAACCACACCCACCAAACGCTAGTTGAAAAGATTGAACATTACTACCAAGAGCCGGTTAGTAAAATATTGCTCGACGATGCCATAGAGATAATAAAAAAGAGGGCCGCAGCCCTCCCTGTTGGTTATCAATTGCCGATAAAAAAGGCTAGTTAGTTTTACCCTCTCCGCCTTCCCCTGTTTTCTCGCCGTCGCTTTGCCCGGCTTTCAATATTTGCTTGAAGCCCGCAGATTCTGCATCGTTTTTCTCATCCCCCGCCTGTTTTAGTATCGCCGCATACTCTCCCTGCCCTCCTATGTTTGCGGCTACCTCGCTAGTCATAAGCGGCATGTGGGCCATATTGTCGCCCATCATAACGCGGAGGTAGTTAGCTGTTTTCAGCGGGTCTATGTCCGGGAACATATCGCCCTCCCATCTTGTGTGAGTGTAAGCAGCTATTGCTATTTCGTTTTTGTTCGCTAGTCGCTGAAGATACCCCGGTGCGCTCACTTTGTTTTCCAGCACCCATATGTACATTTGAAGTGCATAGATTGGATTTAGGAACTGCTGGCTAAAGTCGTCGCGCTCAGCCAAAAAAGTATGTTCCCAATCCTTGCCGGCCATCCTGCTTGCACTGAAGCTATCATTGTATTCGCTCATTGCCACATTTGGCGGGATCTTCACAGCGGCGCATATTAGTTTAATATTAAACATGCCGAATTCCTCAACCGTTAAATTCTGATCGTTGTCTATGGCATTCACTGTTACACCCCTCGGTAGATTGTATACCTGCTTTTCCATGCTCACGGCTACCTTATCGGCCATTTGATTGCCGAGTGCATCAATAGCCATATCTGCGGCTACCGCGCTTGGTGGGTTCTTTTGCGCTACCAGTGACTTTGCCCTAATGCCGGCCTGCGGATCATCCTCAACGCTAAACTCTTTGTGCTCGAAAAAGTACGGGACCTTTGCCCTTTCTTCCGCACCTGATACCGCCGATTTCAGATACCTTTCAAGTATCTTCATTTGTTCCATTACTACGCTCAATAGTGGGGTGCCTCGCGTTTCGTTCAGGTCTGGCTTAAAGCCGTAGTACATGTATGCCCTTACAAACCCCTTGCTGTCTTTTGCTGATATTCTTTCGTATTCCAGCCCGACACCAACACGCACATGGAATGCCACATGCTCCCCCTTTTTGTCTATTTCAACCCCTTTCCTTATCCGGTTTCCGGTCGGCTCGTATATGTACTCGAATCCCTGCGCCCCCTGATAGCTTGCTATGTTTTTATCTGCATAGTCTATATTGCACTTTGTTGGCGGATTCCCTACGTGCCCGCCGTCAATCAATTGAACGCGCACAATGCCATTTATTACGCGTAGGATAACGAGAACGTCGCCGCCCAACTTGCCCTCTATGTGCGCCATCTCCATTATTGCGGGCAGGTTAGACCCGTTGCTGTAGTCCATTAGCTTACCGTTCGCGCAAACCTTCCAAAGTCCTTCCATGTTTCTATTGAAGTCCTCGGTATTTATATCAATACCCTCCCTGCTCAACACCTCTTTTTGCGGCTCACTGCAAAGCCTAAGGTTGCGACCGATAACCCAGCCGGTGAACCTGCCGATTATCGCCTGACAAATCGGGCTTTCAACAAATAGCTGCTTTGATCTAACCCTGAGGGTATAGAAGTCTTTTATGTACATTTTGGCCGGCCCCATTTCTC